TGTTGTGTTTCTAAGTGGTGGATACAGCACAGCAGAAGCATGTAATAGGCTTGGCCTTAATGACAATGTAAGTGCGAGCTTTAGTAGAGCATTATCAGAAGGCTTGCGTTATGACTTGACAGATGAAGAATTTAATGCTAAAATAAGTAGTAACATTAAACAAATAACAGAGGCATCTAAATGAGCACTTATATCTTAGTAGATACAGCAAACACATTCTTTCGTGCAAGACATGTAGTACGTGGTGATGTTGATACTAAACTTGGCATGGCACTACATATTACACTTAATAGTATTAAGAAAGCATGGCTGGACTTTAATGCAGATCATGTTGTGTTCTGCTTAGAAGGACGTAGTTGGCGCAAAGACTATTACGAGCCTTACAAGCGCAATCGCAAAGAACATCGCGATGCAATGACTACACAACAGCAAGAAGAAGATACATTGTTTTGGGAGATCTTTGATGAGTTCAAAGACTTTATTGGCAATAAAACTAACTGTACTGTAATGCAAAATCCTGTACTAGAAGCAGATGATCTTATTGCAGGCTGGGTACAGGCACACCCTAACGACGATCATGTTATTATCAGTACAGACGGTGACTTTGCACAGTTGATTGCGCCTAATGTACGTCAGTACAATGGGGTAAGTAATACTACTATTACAGTAGAAGGATATTTTGATGACAAAGGCAAGCCCGTGTGCGATAAGAAGACAGGAGAACCTAAGCCTGCTCCACACCCTGAATTCATGTTGTTCGAAAAATGTATGCGTGGAGATACTAGTGACAATGTGTTTAGTGCCTATCCAGGTGTTAGAAAAAAAGGTACAAAGAACAAAGTTGGACTAGTTGAAGCATTTGAAGACAAAACTACAAAAGGCTTTAGTTGGAATAATATGATGTTGCAACGCTGGACTGATCATGAAGGCGTAGAACATCGTGTACTCGATGATTATATACGCAATGTTACATTGTGCGATTTAACTGCGCAGCCCGAACATATTAGACAAGAAATAGATAACACTGTTGCAGAAGTTAAACCTAAAGACATTACACAAGTTGGCATGCGTCTTATGAAGTTTTGTGCTAAATGGGATATGCAACGTATTGCAGACCAAGCAGCAAGTTATGCAGATCCATTACAAGCGAGATACCCACAATGACTATGAAAGCTAAACCTGTACTAAAAGATAAGTTTTGGATTGTTGAAGAAGAAGGATTACGAGTTGGTACTCTTTCAAAAAACGATGAAGGATTTGTTGTTAGTCAAAAAGGTTCTGTTAAGTTTTATCGAAGTGAAAATCAGTTAAAAAAGACATTTGGAAAAAACTTTTTAGTTGCAAATATTAAAAATGAAACTAAAAATTCAAACAGAGAAGTACACGGATATCCAACCCGTACAACTCCTTACAACAGCATGTATGATATTAAACATAAACTGCCATTGTTTACCAAAAGTGAAAAATCTAAAAGTGTATATTGTGCTGGATATTATCTTGTTAAGTTTAATGTTAACTGGCTTAAAAGTTACTGTCCAAAGCTAATTACTATTGAACGTAATGAATATCTAGGTCCATACAAGACTGAGTTAGAAATGAAAGCAGCACTAAGCAATGTCAACCGATCCAATTAATACAATGCCAATACAGCAGCTGATCCAAATGGTGAAAGCTGCTGAACAAAGTAAAGCAAGAGAAATAAGACTTGATATAAATCAAGCAAAAATATTAGCACTTACATTAGGCGAAGTTATGGCAAGGTTACATGGAGATTTAGAAAAAATCATTGATAGTAAACTTGAAAAGCTCAATGAAGATCAAATCATTGAAGTAAATATGGACTCTGGGGCTTGGTAAAAGGATAAATGAGCTGTAAATACCCCTGGCACTCTATCTATGTCGACAATAGCAACGGTTCGTACAAGTTAAAACCTTGTTGTAGAGCCACACTTGATGTTGGCAACGCAGATAGTATTGCAGAGATACACAACCATCCGGCACTAAAAACAGTACGTGAGCAGTTCTTACAAGGTATAACACCTAGTGTATGTGTAGGATGTGTCGAAAAGCGTGAAGATAGTTTAACCGATCCTATTTTTAACGGTAATAATGACATCGTTGATTGGGATATTAGAACTGATCATATTTGTAATCTTAAATGTGCAATGTGCAATCCTTATCAAAGTAGTAAGTGGCATGAAGATTTAGATGTTTATACTAAATTTTTTAAAGATGCAACAATTCCACGCAAGGCACCCGACTGGGATTATATACTAGAACATACTAAAAATAAAGCACGTAGGATCTACTTAGCAGGCGGCGAACCGTTTTACAGCAAACAAGTTTTAAAGTTTTTAGAAGATTTGTCTAAGTTTCGTTGGAATTGCAAATATACACAAATAGAAATACAGACAAACGGTGTAAGTTTAAATGACGAGACTTTTAAATTATTACAACGATTTAAAAAGGTACATTTTTGTATGAGTGTAGATGCAATAACTGATGTTAATCACATCATACGATTCCCTACAAATTGGGATACATTTTTAGAAAATTATGATATGTTCAAACGTATCAGCGACAATCAAATGTTGTTTAGTGTAACAATTCAAGCAATGAATCTACCAGTTATAGACGACTTAGTAGAATTTTTTCCTAACGATCGTTTTATACTTAATGAACTACATTATCCTGATATACTACACATAAACAGTTTAAAGCCTAAAGTCATTGCTGATGTAAAGGCCAAAACAAAACTACCCAAAGTTAAAAAGATGTGTGAAGCATACCAATATAATGCCAACGAGAATATTAAACTTCAACAATATCTACAAGAGTTAGACACCAAGAGAAACACTTCATCTCCTACATATATGCCTTGGTGTTATGCTAGATAAATGTAAATGCGGCTTGTAAAAAGATAAATATATGCGTAGTTAATAAAAGGACACGCATTATGAGTAGGCCAAAGCCAGTTGTTAGACTTGAATATACAAATAAAGTTACCTATAAATGCGAACAAATTTTAGATGCAGAAGCTATATGGGCAGTATTTTATCAAGATAAACCTTTTAACTTAAAAAGTTCAAATGCACTAACCAACTATCCAGGTCCTAAGTATAAAAAGACTAGTTTTTCAAATCCAGGACATGCTCACAATCTTGCAAAAAAACTAAATGACATGTTTAACTGTACGGACTTTTCGGTATATATGCTATCCGAAGGTGAGAAGTTATTTGACTGACAAGGTTACTTATACCAAACTTTTTTTAAAAGAACTTAATAAAAGTTATAATGATATCAATGTAAAAGAATACATGCCATTATGGTGGCAAAATACACGAACCAAAGGCAATGGCGGTCTAAGACTCACAGAAGAAGGATTTGATGTTATAAATCAAATCGGTATTACCACATATGATATACCGTATCCAAGAGACATTCCACTAACCACACAAATCATAATACATCTCGACAAATTTATAACTTGTCCATATTATCTTACAACTCGAAGCATAACGGTGACAGATGAACGTAAAGCAATCGAGCTTGGGCTGTTTAGTGGCGACTTACGCAAATATGGATTGACCAAAGCAATGAACAGGCAGAAGCAGGATGAGAATTGATCTTCACGGATATCATATTCATACTGCCTGGCAACACTTTAATACACAGATAGAAGAAGCATATCTTAATGGTTATAAAAAATGCCATGTTGTTACAGGGCAAGGTGCTATGATGCACGAAATACACACGTGGGCAAGTAATCATTCACGTATTAGAGAATGTGTTCAAACCAAACATAATCCTGGAAGTTTTAGTATAAAGTTGAAAAAAAGAGGTTGACTTCTGTAATACTTGTGTTATATTAAGTGTATAGGGCAAATACACAAAGGGCAATACAATGTTTACATATAGTGAAGATGTTATTTCAGATTTACACAAAGACGCTTATGGCTTCCGTCCATCGCAGCGTTTCTTTGATGACTGGTCTACATATACACCTGCAGAGAAGCAAGAGTGCTGGGATATAATGTGCCGCGACATGGAACAGGCTTGGGCCGAAGAAAAGGTTCAAGAGGCATCAGATGTTGCCAAGTTCGAAGACCGTGTGCAAGATGTTATTGCAATCGGCGCTGGCAACCGCACTACTGCACTTGAGTGGATTGTAGGACAAGAAACTTTCTACCACAGCCAAGATGTTGAGCATTTTGTTTGGCAGCAAGGCATCTTGTTTACAGATTATGGCAAAAAACTTATCAAAGAAATTGCCGCTATTGTAACATACAAAGATGCATATTAAGGTTGACACTAATAGCAGTTAATGCTATTGTACTGTATAGGCACTGAACTCAAATCTAAAAGGAATATAAAATGTCAGACGTAATTCGCACCGTTTCTCCAAGTAAAGCAAAAAACGCTCTTAGTCATGCAATGCAAAAGAAGCGTCCTGTTTTTCTTTGGGGTCCTCCAGGTATTGGTAAATCCGATATTGTTCGCCAAGTCAGCGAAACTTTTTCTAAATCTCATCTTATTGATATTCGATTGAGTCTTTGGGATCCAACCGATATCAAAGGCATTCCATATTTTGACAGCAATAATGTTAAAATGGCATGGGGTGCACCAAGTGAACTGCCAGATGAAGAAATGGCAGCACAATATGATAATATTGTACTATTCTTAGACGAGATGAACTCGGCGGCACCTGCTGTACAAGCGGCAGCGTATCAGTTGATTCTTAATCGTCGTGTAGGTACATATAAACTACCAGACAATGTTATTATTGTTGCGGCAGGCAACCGTGAAAGCGACAAGGGTGTTACATATCGTATGCCTGCTCCGCTGGCTAACCGCTTTATTCACTTAGAACTTGCTGTAAACTTTGATGACTGGTTTAACTGGTCAGTAGACAACAACCAACACCAAGATGTTGTAGGTTACTTAACGTTTGCAAAAAAAGATTTGTATGATTTTGATCCAAAGTCAGCAAGCCGTAGTTTTGCAACACCACGTAGTTGGTCATTTGTAAGCGAATTGCTTGAAGA